AATACTCTCAAGTATCGCTGATATTGGAGATCATAGTCAGTTAATGGGTGAGCAATGGACTGAACAGCAGTTCCAAAAGATGATGTTAGTTATAGCTCAAGGTATAACAAGTAAATCTTATTTAGCAGGAATACAGCAATTTGTTGAATTATTTGCACCTGAGCAACAAGGCTCACAAGAAAAGATAATTGCAAGTCTTATTAACAACCAAGTACCTCTATCATCTTTAAGAAATGAATTAGGTAAACTATTTAACCCACACATGAAGGAATTAAATAGTGGTTGGCAAGATGCTATTAGAAATAGAAACTTAATTACTGAAGGATTAGCTGTTGATGGTGGTATACCTACTAAGTACGACATGCTTAATGGTAAACCTATCAGAGACTGGGACTTCCCTACTCGTATGTTTAATATGTTTAGTCCTTTTACAGTTAATTTAGATCAGGGACCTGGCAGGAAATTATTGTTTGAAAGTAAATATGACTTAAGAACATCAACATACTCTGCCCCAGATGGATCATTAGATTTAAGTGATTTACCTGTAATTAGATCTGCATATCAAAAGGCAATAGGAGATCAGAATATAGAAGCTAAGTTAGACAAACTTGCTAAAGATCCTAAAATTCTCAATTCTTTAAGAGAAATGAATGCTGATCTTAATGCTGGTTTAAGAGAAAAAGATCCTATGCTTTCTTATTTCCATAACAAGAAAATTAAAAATTTATTTGATGAAGCTAAGAAAATAGCATGGGCAAAGATTAGTAAAGATCCACAAATAAAAGCACTAATAGAAGAAGAAAAACAAAAGCAAATAAACATGATTCAGACTCTTAATAGAACTACAGAGTTTAATCAAGGGCAAAGTGAACTATTAAACATGTACAGATAAATGGCAACAACAAAGACAACTGAAGAAAAATTCAACGGGACAGGA